GAATATCCGTTCCCTCGGTAAATATCATACAATTCACTAATACCGGTATTTCTTTTCTGGTGAATGCATCGATAATTTCAGATCTGTTTTTTGTGTCCCCTGTAACTGCCACAGCTCCCGGAATTTCTTTTGCAATGTCCTGAGCGTGCTGTACAGATGTAGCAAATATCAAGGTTTGTCCTTTCGCATATTTGTAATAAGCTTCAGCAATCGCTTTGTTGTGCGATTCTATATTCATAGCATTTTCAAGCTCTCCTGTCGCGAAATCGCCCATACGTCTTGTAACTTTCGACAGGTCATAACCTATATTGACACGTAAGCAATGTATATCTGATAGATAGCCTTGTTGTATTCCCCATTTCAAATCTCTGTCAAAGATAATGTCTTGATATATATTGTCTAGCCTTGCTCCATCTCCGCGATTCGGTGTAGCCGTAAAGCCCAAATGCAAGCGTGGTATAAAATAATCATAGATTTTCTGATAGGACCTGGCTGCTGCATGGTGCCCTTCGTCTGTAATTATCATGTCAAATTCCCAAGGGTCGAATTTGCCAAGTCGTCTAACTAAGGTTTGTATCGATGCAATTACAACCGGCTCACCGTTTGATTTTTCGCTTGCCATTTCAATTCCAACTGGGCAATCATAATATTTGATAGGCTGTCTTATAAGCTCTTCTCTGTGTGCTAGTACAAGAACCTTTCCTTTTCTTTTGATGTTTGTGAATATAACTGTTTTTCCCAGTCCTGTTGCAAGCCTGATTAGATATGACCCCGATTGTAAACCGTTGATAACATCCAAACATTCTTCTTGATAATCCCTAAGAGTTAGCTTCAATTCTTTCTTCTCCTTTCTGCTTAAGTTTCACCCAAAATCCCGTTTCACCGCTGTATAATTCTAATAACTTCATAGCTGTTTCCCATATAGGATTCTTTCTAAGCTCAATTCTCAACAATTCTGTTTCCTTAATCCGCTCTATATGCGCATCCATAACCTCTTTGTGGAATTTGTCTGTTTCATAATCCTTGATCGCTTTAATTTTGTGCTTTCCTGCTTGCTCCTTGTTGATCCTGCCTGTCTTGTACCTTTCTAATATTGTCTGTAAGGTCCAAAACAGGTTTTTCTCTAGGTAGTTATAAGATTCTGGTGGTTCATCTGTCTTAATTACATCTTTTTCAATTTCTTTTGGGTCTAACATGGTTTTTCACCTCCAAAAGTCTAACATGGTCTACAGAAAGTCTAACATGAGTCTACGCCGAAACCCGCTATTTTACTGAAGGTCTAACGAGTCTAACATGTTTTGAAAGGGTATATAAGTTTTTTATATAAACACTTTATTGAGAGGGCAATTAAAGTCTTTCCCATGTGTAAATATATATTTATGTTAGATGTTAGACTTATGTTAGATTATATATATATAAGCCTACAGCCAAGCGGTTTTCAAAGGGTCTAACATTTCAAAAAATTATGTTAGACCATGTTAGACCCCTTAGAATGGCAGGGTTTCAAGGTCTTCTTCAACAATGTTTTCTTCATTATTAAATACAACTTTTACATAATTACCCTTTATACCGTAACATTTAGTATTAAAATAGTACCTTCCTTGACTGTTGCGATCAATATATCCATTTTCTGCCCATTTTCTTACAACTGCCGGATATTCGAACCCTGCTTTGCTCATTTGTTCCGTTAATACATCCTTGAGAACCATACAACAATTATTGTCTAGGTCGATTTTTCCCCATATTTCGCCGTTGTTGTCCTGATCTGTGAATCTATTAGTATTTCTAGCAATCCAAGACACAACCCACTCATATGCTCTAGTTGGCACGTCGACATCAGCTTTAGAACGTAGATAATCCTTAATATCAGATATTTTCAAAGGAACATCCCGGAATATAATTTTGCAAGACAATTCATCCGCTAAAAGAATTGCTGACATTGCCATTGCCTGCTTTTCGGTGGTATCGCATTCTTCCAAAACTTTTTTGAATATTTCTCTATATCGCTCCTGCAGTTCTCTTCTATCAGGAAGGTGTTGAATGTAATCTTTCCCGGCATACCCGTAGTTTTCGCGAACTAAGTTTGCAATTGCATTCCCATCATCAACTACATTTTCGGTACATTCAATCTCTATTACTCTGTTTTTTGCACCTCCGCCGGATCCGTCCTTTGTTATAGGTTCTTCTCCAGAAAACAAAAAGCAACATTTCCATTGTTTGAGTTCCTCTATACCTCCATATGCTTTGCCCCTTCCCCGGTCTATGCCTTCCGTTAAAAACATAATAAGTTGGTCATAGTTATCCCACCTACTTTTGATTATTTGTAATTCATCGCCTGCAAACGGGATAGAGTGTAAAAAAGAAGCTGTTCTGCCAAGACTTACTTGAGTAGCATTCATTGATCGTACAAGTTTTTTAAGTTCCGGATTTCCCCATATCGACATAGCAACCATAAGCCCAACTGTTTTGCCTGCTCCTGTGCCGCCCCAAACATGAATAATGAAAGGTAAGATTCCTAATCGTTCTATGAGTGGACTAGCAAAAGATGAGGCTAAAAGTAAACGTAAAATTTTGTTTTTTCTAAGAAATAACATTTTATTTTTCCATTTTTCATAATCTCCAGAAAAACTTACAGCTTCATAAACATCTTTAAATGCAATATCACCGTCGTATTTAATACCATCAACATAAGGTGCAAAATCATCCTCTATCCACCCTAATCGGCTGATGCTCTTATGTACCGGTATATCTCCCATATTAAGAGTCACAACATCAGATATGTACGCAACCAGGTCTTTTGCATTTTCACTTGTAACCTCTATTCCACGGTCTGCTAACTGAATGATATTAGACTTGTTGGCCACCATAGACCGATTGACAACAAAATCTTTCCAGTAGCCATCCTTGTAAAACGCTATCTTGATTTTTTCGGTACCATCGTCGAGATTGGAAAGTCGCTCTATAGGCAATATAGGATGTTGACATGCTGTAACCTTCTGTGGCACAAAATTATTAATAATTTCTTTGTGTACCCCTAAATCCGTACATTCCCATTTTCCGCATTTTAAACCCGGTAGAGGGCAATCAGTGAACTTTATGACGTTTGACCCGGCTTGCTTATTCTTTTGAATGAATGCTAATTGGTGGGCTTTATATAACGTATCAAAATCCCTTGCAACTCCTAATTTACGAGCTCTGGACCTAAGTTGCACTAATATCTCTGTATGCTGTACATGATCTATAATCGTGAAAAGATAGTCAAATACATCTCTTTCAAGTATTGATTCCCTAGTCAATTTTTCTATCTCAAACGGCATGAAGCCCATTTCCCTCAATTCTTCTGCGTTCAATCTTTTCCACCGCCCTTTTATTCAACTTGTAGAAGCTAATCGGGTCTTCTGTAAGCCATTCTATGTAGTAGTCAATTTTGTCTTTTTCCGATAGCGATTCTTCAAATTTGCAAGATTTTGTGTCAAAACTTGCAAAATGCAACTCCCTAAAATAACCGTATAAAATATCTTCTGTACGCCTAACCCATTTTTCAAACTGTTCTTTCAATTCCTTGTCCTGCCTAGCTTTGATGATTTCTTTCCGGCTTGGTCTATAACCCAAATCAAGCCCAACACGAAAATCATTATTAAGTTTTTCTAGTGCCTTATAAGGGTTTAGATTGAAAAGTAACTGAGTTAGAGTGATTACATCACCTTTTTTCCCACATCCAAAACAGTTGAATATCTGCCCTTTCACCGAGAAGGACGATTCCTTCTCGGAATGAAATGGACACTTCGCCTTGCCGTATCTGTTCAACTGTATTCCGTATGTCCTGCAGGCGTCTTGGATTGAAACTTGTTGCTTGATTTGATCAAAACGGGAGTTCATCTAAAATATCCTGTGAAATATCCTGTGAAATATAATTTGTTGTAGGCGAAGAGTTTTGCAGCCTTTTTATTTCAGGCACTTTAAATTTACCTTCCCTAATTGCGTCAACACTTCTAACAAATCTACACTTTACGATTGTTTCAATACTTCCATCTTGTTTTTCATACTCTTCTTCTGCAAATACTCCACCAAAGAGTTTTCCAGCCAGTTTCTTTTCATCCCAATTCCACTTGAAACCGGGGTTGGAAGCTTCTATTGATGTAATGAAACCTTTGAAATATCGTAAATCATCTTGTTTTGCGGCTTGGTAGTACATTCCTGGCCACTTTGCATTTTCGTCATATTGCTTTTTTTGGTCGAAACGTCTGCGATAATATCCTTCATGTTCTCCCTCTGCAATGTCGAAAGCTATTCTAAGTAATGTTCCGTAGTCTTTTTCTTCCGCTTGAACCTTCAATATTTTGCAAATATAGCCACCCGGCTCTAGCATCTCATAATCTCCTGGTATAACCGCTTCTGCTTGTTCATATCCTTCATATTTTCTCATTTCTCATATTCCTCCATTTTCTCAATTATTTTTTTCATGTCATTTTCGATTTCAAAGGACTCAAAAAGCCCCATAGGTGACTTAGCTGTACTATTTTTTGACTGAGTTTCAAAAATATATTTTCCATCAACGCATTTTGCAATCAGCACAGTTGTAAACTTGCTTTCTAGTACAATTTTGTCAAGCTTTTTCCCGGAGGTTTTGATTCGAGTAAAATAAAATCCCGAATCGTCTCTTTCTGTCTGAGTGTGAGCCATGAATACAACTGTAAGGTCATCCCTGTATAGATGTGCATTGCTGACTAATCCCCATACGCTTGTGGCTAAGTCTTGCCACTTGTCGTAACCTTTTTCCTTCATTCGTTTCATTTCGTCATCAACCATAAGAGTGTTGATGGTGTCGATTACAGCTACTTTGATATGTGTAGCTTTTTCGTTAATACCATCAAGTAATTTCGTTATTGTTGGTATATCGCTAGTCTGGATATAGTTCTTGTTCTCCTTGTTATATTGATTTTTCCAACTTTTCCAGCTAAGTCCTTTTCTGTCTGCATCGATTATGTAAGTTGTTTTTGGATCCAAATTTCTAAGACTTGTTGTCTTTCCGTTGCCGGATTCACCGGCTACACAAATTACCCTTGACATTGCTCAATTCTCCTTTCCCATTCCTCAATCTTGTTTTTGTCTTCTGGTTCGATTCCCCAATAGAACCAAAGCTCAAATTCGTCTGGTTCGTAATATGGGCTGTTTTGAAATATATACATGTTATGTATCACCCAGCCTCGCAATTGCCCTTAAATTACTTTGTGTAGCCATTAAAAATGCAAGATCAATCTTCTGCATTTCGATGTCATTCTTAAGTTTTTTTACGTCCTCAATTACATCACTTAGTGTTTCTTTTTTTCTACGTTCCAGTTCTGCCTTCCGTTTGTCTGCATTTGTGAAAACA